ACCATGTTTGGATCTACATAGTAATCAAGTCCAAGAACGTTTCCGCGAATTGATGTTGGAACCGCAGATCCTGCGTTGTTCATAGGATTTCCAGCGTTGTAGATTGGACGTCCTGTTGTATCAGTTGCGCCGAGAAGCGTCGCCCAGATTGAAGTACCTGAAACGAATGCCTTTGCAGTGCGCTTTGTTGCAGTGTATGCGGCTGGTGATTCTGTTGATACGAATGAGATTAATCCGGCTGAATCGGCAGCAGTTGCAGTGGCTTGAGTTCCGCCAGCAGTAATCTGAGCAATTACATAAGCATCAGTTGCCTGAGCATATGCATCGCGAAGATTTGCCAACATGATTTCATAGAATGATGGATCTGACCTGTCAAGTAGCTCCACGCTGTAGCGCTGGAAGCCCATTTTTTTGATAACTGTGGCGTTCACATAGCTGGAAGTAATCGCAGTAGTTGCTGTTGGATCTCCGCCTTCTGCCACTGTTGCAGCAGTTGAATTTGCAGTGATTTTAGGAATTGACACTGTCATTCCGTATGTGCTCAATGGACGTGTTCCACCGCATGCGTCAATTACTGGACGGTCTGCGTTTGTGTTTTGTGCTACATCGCGAACGTAAGAAACCGGCGAAAATGCAGGATTAGTGGTAAAAGAATCGTCGGCGAACTTGATAAATTGACGAGAATCTTCGTTGCCAAGTCCTGCCTTGATTGTGTGCTCAAGGTATGCGCCTGGTGTTGTAATTGGTGATCGTGGTGATGTGAAATAGAGCGGACGAGTTGCCTCGGCCTGTACGACTTTGGAAGCCTCAACCGTTTCGGCTGGTGCTTCTGTGACGGTTGGAGTTGTTTCCACTTCGTTTTCTCCTTCGGTAGTTTGTTCTTCTGTTTCCACGACGGATTCAGAATTTTCTTGCTCACTAGCTGCGACTGCAACCTTCGCTGACGCTATGGCTGGATCTGTAACAAGTGAGACTTCTTTGAGCGCGCTCGCGCTAATAACTAAGACGCCATCGACGTTCTTATACTTTTCAGCTAGTACGCCGACACTAAATCCATCGCGCAATCCAGACGATGCCTCGACCAGAGAATCGTTGCCGGCAGTTGTGTTACCGATAGCGAACGTCGCATCGATACCGTCATCGGTGACTTTGTAGCTCTTAAGAAATCCGATTGGAGATTCACGTCGATGCTCAAGTAGCAATTTAGTTGTATCACTAAAAGTTATAGAGCCAGGCTTGAACATAGTTGAGCCGGCTGATGTAGATCCTTCTTCATTCCATGTGACAATGCGTCCAGAGATTTCGCGCTTTGGAAAATCCGTGGCCGTGACTTTGATTGAGAAATCTAGATTCATCGGAGTTGGCTTTGTTTCTTTCATCGGATCATTTCCTCTTCTAGTCGGATTTCATCGGAAGTAAGAGCTCCGATGTCGTAGAGAATCTTGTAGACGTCTGCGCGCTCTTTGGCTGATCCACGCAAGTAATCGTCTAAATCGAACTTGACTTCTTGTGATGCTGGAACGAAATCATTAGCCATTCCAGTCATTGAGAGACGCTCTTCAATGGCACACATAATCGGACGAAGTGAGAAGTCCAGCAAAGATTGACGCGCAAGTGTTGCGTTTGTGTACGTCATACTAGATCCGGATTCTGCATCGACGTAATAAGCCGGAATACCTGTAACTCTGGCTAATTCTGTTGAAACGTACGATCTGGCTTGATTGAGTTGAAGCTTCTCTGGGTCGAATCCTAAAGTCTGCAATTCGACATCAGCATTCAAGAATGCAGTTGAGCGATTGCGACGTGACTGCCCCCAAGATTCAAGAAGCTTTGCAATGCGATCTGCTGGAAGTGCAGTGCCATTAGATTTCAAGACCATCGTTGGAACTGGCTCGCGTGCGTACATAGTTGCAGCGCGTTCTAACTCTGCACCGGCTTTAATTGTGCGACCTGCGCGATTGAGAATGCCCTCATCGACGCCGTAAAAGACTGCAAGACTTCCAACGCCTTCGTATGGCACTGGAATTGAATCTACGCAGTAATACTCAATCTCTGTTCCCTTGTCATTAGTTTTAATTGTGACGCGAGTAGGATCGATGCGTTCTGCACTGCGAATGCGGTATGTGTCGGCGTAGATTTCCAAGATACGCATGTAGCCGTATCCGTATAACAATAAATCCTCCGCAAGCCAGGCATAGGTTGCGAATCCTGGAACGCGTGGATCTGGCTGATTAATTACCTTTGGAGGAGATTCAACGCGAGCACCATCTGCGCGAGTGCGAACTTTAAGCGGAATCGATGCAACACTTGACGAAATAATGTTTCGCGCGCGAGCGCACGTTGGAACAGACATAAACTCCACGCGAGATGCAGTGATTCCGGCGACGCCGTAGATATTATAAAGAGAGCTAGTGACATTTACTGGAGCCAGCGATGCTTCGATGTCGGAGGTCGCAGCCGGAGCCGCCGTCGTTACTGTGCGAGAGAATAGACCCATGTGCCGAAGTCTAAGCCTCGCGTATACATCTAGCCGACCAGAATGTCTATCTCCATCTCTGGGCGTGTCGCAAAGTGTGTCGCTAGAGCTGAAGCGACGGCTGCACAGACCGCAACCGAAGAGGCGCGCCGTCCGATAATCCAGCCGCCATCGCCCATTGGTAATCTCACGGCCGATAATATCTGCTTGGATAATTCTGCCTGTTTTCCGTGGATCAATCTCTTTGAGGTAATTGCACCGAGCAATTCATCGCAACTCTGGCCATAAAGTGCGCCATCGATGTCTATAACCGGAATGCCGGCTGGCATGAGTCGCGCAGCTACCGCAGAGCTTGTTCTCTTGCTAAAAGCCACATATTCGAGCGGATACTTTCTGGCATAAGGCGCGATGTCGTTGGCAATAGCTTTATCGTCTAGCGAAATCGGATTGTGCCAGGTATGCAGAAGCTTGAGGTTGAAAGTATCGTCCGGATTCTTTTGAGCAGCTACTAACGCCCCGTCTCTACGATCTGGCGATAGGTCAAGGCCAAACCACGTCATCTTCTCCACATCTAGCTCAATCTCATCAGATCCACACTCTTCCCATTCCTTTACAGGAATCGCGCCTGAGATTGTATTGACCCATCGGCAGAGCACCTCAGTCTGGACAACATCTGGCGGATCATTGAGAACGGCTCTTATATTATCTTCATGGATAGTCCAGCCAAGTGCCGGATTGCTTGCGACCCAATTCTTCTCATCTTCAATCTTGTCTGAATAGGCTGACCATTCGAAATAAGCGATGTCGTCGTTGCCACCAGCAGCCGATGCCATACCGCGCTCGCGTAGCTGATTGAGAATCAAAGAATGTTGATCTCCGGCGTTCGAAAATGTCCAGAGCTGCGGATTCTTAGCGGCCATCATCGTATATCTCATAGCTGACCAGGCTTCGGTGTCTTTAAGCTGACGCGTCTCGTCCATGTAGACCGTCTCCGGTTTAGCAAATCCTCGAGCTGCGGCATTTGCTGCCTTGACTACGTAACGCGCTCCAGAATTTAGCTCTATTTCTTCTGACCCATGAGCCCAGCGGATCTTCTTGACTTGCTTTGCCAGTGCCGGATTGTTCTCGATGATGCTGACCACGTGCCGGAATGTCTCTAGCGATGTAGTCAGAACGTGAGCTGATCCAAGCTGGAGCGATTCTTGCCATAGGAAAAGCCGAGCCAGAATTGACATCTCCATAATCGTAGATTTTCCATTCTGACGAGCTGCCACGACCACGACCAGAGGCGCGTGCCATCTGCCGTCTGGCTTTACTTTAAGCGCGTGCTCGAACACAAATTTCTGCCACGGCATCAGATCAATACCTATCTGCGACGCGAACTCTATGATTTCCAAGCCTTTTGACGGCAAATCGTTGAGCCTAGAGTGGATTCTAGGCGTCCCAGAGCCGATTAGACGCTTAGGTTCGGTACTGATTCCCTGTTCGACCCTGTTCGAGTCTGTAACGACCTGCAACGCCCGATTCTGCCCTGTTGTGGCCTTAGTCATGGCTAGTGCTCTCTTGTGTCGGTGAAAACGGAAAAG